TATTGATGCCAGTAACAAGGCTTTGCTCTTACCCTCTGGACTTCCATTGTTTTACGAAGATTTAAATTATGACGGTGATGAATACACATACAAGGTGCGGCGAGGCCGAAACAAAATCTATGGTGGGAAGGTGATAGAGAATGTTTGTCAAGCTATAGCACGTTGTATAATTGGTGAGCAGATGCTAAAGATAGCTAAGAAGTACAAAGTTGTGTTGACCGTACACGACAGTATTGTATGCTGTGTAGAAGATAACAAAGTAGACGAAGCACAAGCATTTGTAGAGACATGTATGCGTTGGACGCCCGATTGGGCGGCAGGTTTACCTGTTGATTGCGAAAGCGGAGTAGCTAAGTCATATGGGGATTGCGAGTGAGTATAGCGCCTTGGTCATTTAGCAAAGCAAAGGCATTTGAAACGTGCCCTAAACAATTTTATCATGAGAAAGTGTTGAAGCAGTACCCTGTCGAGGAGACAGAGGCTATGCGTTACGGCACGGAACTTCATAAAGTTTGTGAAGACTACATAGGCAGCGATGTGCCAGTGCCAAAAAAATTTGGCTTTATCCAAAGCATGCTTGACAATCTAAACTCTAGGCGCGGTATCAAAGTATGCGAAAAAAAGATGGGTCTGACCGCTAACCTAGAACCATGTGGGTTTTTTGACAAACGTGTATGGTTTCGCGGGATAGCTGACTTGATAATCATAGACGTATTAGCAGGTGTTGCGTATGTCATAGATTACAAAACGGGCAAGTCGGCTAGGTACGCTGACAAAGGACAGTTAGAACTAATGGCGCTGACTGTATTTAAACATTACCCCGACATAAAAAAGATTAAGGCAGGGCTTTTGTTTGTAGTTGCAAACAGTTTAGTCAAAGAAGAATACGAGATTGACTCAGAATCAAATCTTTGGGAGAAATGGTTAGGAATTTATGGTAAGATGGAAAAAGCATTTGAGTCGGATGTATGGAATCCACGCCCATCTGGGTTGTGCAAACGTCATTGTCCAGTGCTTGAATGCGCCCACAATGGGAGAAACTAATGCCTTATAAAAACAAACCAAGACCTTACAAGAAAGAATACAAACAACAAAAAGCCAGAGGCGAGCATGAAGATCGCATGGAACGTCAACGTGCTCGGCGTAAAATGGATAAGAAAGGAGCGGATAAGAATAAGAATGGCAAAGCAGATAAACGAGAAGGCAAAGATATTGCCCACAAAAAACCACTAAGTAAAGGTGGAAAAAACAAAGACGGTGTAAAAGTACAAAGCCGTAAGAAAAATCGTGCAGCAGGTGGAGCTATGAGTAAACCACCCAAAAAGAAAAAATAAAAACTGGAGAACAACATGCAGATCATTCGGGATAAGGCAGTCCTGTTGAATTTGCGCAACCCAAAAAGGGTCACAACAGTGATACCGAACAGCAAGGAGTTGTCGATGAATGAAGTAGTAGTCAAGTGGGGTATGTTTGAAGCCCTAAAACTAAAAAGTTTAAATATAAACGTACCCTCACCTATTAGCAAACGTTACAAATGGGCAGGGCAATATAAACCTTACGAACATCAGAAGAAAACAGCAGAGTTTTTAACTATGAACAAACGTGCTTTTTGTTTCAACGAACAAGGCACAGGTAAAACCGCATCAGCAATATGGGCGGCTGACTATCTAATTACTCAGAAGCAGATAAGGCGTGTTCTAGTAGTTTGCCCGCTCTCGATCATGGATAGCGCATGGCGTGCAGACTTGTTTTCCTTTGCTATGCATCGTTCTGTAGATGTGGCTTACGGTAGTAGAAAGAAACGTGCAGATATAATTAATAGTGGTGCAGAGTTTGTAATTATAAATTATGACGGTGTAGATATTGTTAAAGAAGACATAATAAATGGTGGGTTTGATTGTATCATCGTAGATGAAGCCACGCACTACAAGAATGCACAGACCAAAAGATGGAAGACACTTAAAAAGCTAATCTCTGATGATACTTGGTTGTGGATGATGACAGGTACGCCTGCCGCACAGTCTCCGCTAGATGCCTACGGCTTGGCAAAACTGATTAACCCACTAAACGTCCCAAAGTTTTTTGGTTCTTTTAGGGATATGGTCATGTGGAAAGTAACACAGTTTAAGTGGATGCCAAAAGAAAACGCCAGTCAAATAGTACATGAGGTGCTACAGCCTGCTATTAGATTTACTAAAGAAGAATGTCTTGATTTACCAGATATGGTTTATGTCAAACGTAAGGTAGAGATGACCAAGCAGCAGGTAAAATATTACGAAGAGCTACGTAAAAAGATGGTTATGCAGGTAGAAGATGAAAGCATTACCGCCGTTAATGCAGCTATTGTACTTAACAAACTTCTGCAAATATCATCAGGCGCTGTGTATACGGATGACAGTGAGACATTAGAATTTGATATATCTAATCGTTATAATGTTTTGAAAGAAGCGATAGACGAAAGCAGTCAAAAAGTATTAGTGTTCGTTCCTTTCCGACACACCATAGACTTGTTAGTTAACAGACTAACGGCGGACCAGGTAACATGTGGTATCATACGAGGAGACGTGTCTGCGGCTAAGAGAACAGAGTTGTTCGATAAGTTCCAAACTACGCCTAACCCTCAAGTATTGATAATACAACCGCAAGCCGCAGCGCATGGGGTGACATTGACAGCAGCGAACACTGTTGTGTGGTGGGGTCCAACATCGTCTTTGGAAACATATGCACAGGCGAATGCACGTGTCCATCGCTCTGGGCAGAAACACAAATGCACTGTTATCCAACTTTATGGTTCAGCCGCTGAACAGCGTATATACAGATTGTTGGACAGTAGAATTGATGTACATACAAAAATTATAGATTTGTACAAAGAACTACTTGACTAAGGTAAGTTTAGATACTATCTACTAAATATAAATAACAATGGAGATATAAATGGGCGTTTCAATAGAGAAGCTCGTAAAAGCGTACATAAAGATACGTGATCAGCGTAGCGAACTTGCTACTAAGTTCAAAGAAGAAGACAACGTGCTTAGTGAAAAGGTAGCTAAAATAAAGAGCGCATTGCTAGAGCATTGTAAAGAGCACAATGTCGAATCGGTGCGTACAAACGAAGGGGCGTTCTTTAGGTCTATCAAACAGCGTTATTGGACAAGCGACTGGGAAAACATGTACGAGTTTATACGAGAGCATGATGTACCCGAACTTTTTGAGAAACGTTTGAACCAGACAAATGTTCGTCAGTTCCTAGCAGAAAACCCTGATCTTATACCGAAAGGTCTTAACGTGGACTCGGAGTACACAGTATCAGTGAGGAAGAAATGACAGAAAAAACATATGTAGAAATAGGCAAAGTTGCCGACTACTTTGGCATATCAGTATCGACAACTAGAAAATGGTTGCGTGAGGGGCATATCCCAAGAGAAACTTATATAAAGGCAGGTGATACGTATCGTTTCAACGTAGAAGCGATAGAAAAAGCGTTGACACGCCGTGAAGAGTTAAACTCTTGGGAAGAAAACTCCTCAACATCTGAAGATCATTAGTAAAGGGAGAGACTAATGATCCATGCAGCGGTAGCTGAACATAAACCAAACCAAATTACTATCGGGGGCGGACGTTTTTCTAAGTCTGTAGATGGTGATCCTGTCGGTGTGGTTGATGGTTCATTGAACATGGTAATAGTTAACGCTGCAAAACTGGCTCGTACTTATTATAAAGATATGTATGACTCAGAAAATCCATCTGCTCCTACTTGTTGGTCGTCAGACACGCAAAAACCATCACCTGATGTACCGTTAGAACAGAAACAAGCAGCTCGCTGCATGGACTGTGTACAGAACATTAGGGGATCAGGCGAAGGGGGTGGCCGTGCTTGTAGGTTTTCGCAACGTCTGGCGATTATACTAGAGGAGCAGATGGACACTGTTTACCAAATACGTATTCCTGCGACTTCTATTTTTGGAAGACCCGAAAATGGTAACATGGGGGTGCAAGCTTATGCTAAATATTTACAGAAGCATAAGACTCCGTCTATTGCTGTTGTTACACAGATGTATTTTGACAATAGTGTAGACATGCCGAAACTTTTCTTTAAAGCTGTTCGTGCTCTTGACGAACAAGAACTTGAAGTAGCGTTGAAGCAAAAAGACAGCCTTGCGGCAAGCACTGCTGCACTACAAACCATGGTGACGCAAGACAAAACTACCGTGGATAAATCGCCATTTACTGAAGTAGATGGTTTTGAATATAACAAAGGAGAAGACTAATGGCAGAAGCCAAACCCATATACCTAATTGAAAATGTTGAAGCTATGTACCCTCGTCTGGATCAGACTTATAGGTATGACAGAAATATCCCACCAAGGGGTAAAACCGTGCCTTGTGGTCCAACGGAGGAAAATGCAAAGTTTGAAATGGATTTTCGTATGTCTAAATCACAAGCAGAAAAGCTTTATAAAGCTATGGCAGCGGCTTACAAAGCAGAGGCTAAATCCGATTGGCCTGCCATGCCTAAAGCTACTGAAGTGTTTGAGAAAGACCAAGAGGGTATGTATATCGGATCGGTGCAACTAAAAGGCCAGTACAAAGGGAAGATTACTGAACCACCTCTGCATGTGGACGCAAAGAATAAGAAGCTACCGCCAGAGTTCAAACTTACTCACAGTAGCACCATAAATATTGGTGTGGTTTTTGTGCCTTATAGCATGAGTTCGCACGGAGTGTCGTTAAGGATTAAAGCGGTGCAAGTTTTATCAGTCGCTGAGAAGAGACAATACTCTCCGTTTGAACCACAAGAGGGTTTCTCTGTGGAAGAAGAAGACGCTTCATCTGTGTTTGAAGATGTGGTTGATACTGCTCCTGTTGAAGCAGACGAGATACCATCACCGAAAAAGGTCGTTAAAAAGAAAGAGGTTACTGCTCCCTCTTCTGGTGATGACCTTGATACTATCGTGGGTGATTTGTTTGATGACGAGGACGAATAACATCTAACGATAGTCTTGTCGTGGTGAGTATACTCCTCCGTTGCTCACCACGACACTTAACTTTGGAGCAGAGCAGTGAATACAGTAGACTTTTTAAAGAGTGTATTGGGCGATGAGGGGTACTCATGCTTAATAACTATAGATTTGTGGCAACAAAAGCCTGTGCCAAAGCACTACTGGTTTGAAACAGTAGAAGAGCTTGTAGCTAAAGCTACAGAGGTAGACACGTTTCCACATAATGTTTACTTTGCCACGAGCACTTACAACGAAGAAGGCTCTCAGTGGGGTGGTAGATCTAAAGCAAACGTAAAGAATATAAAAGCATTTTGGTTAGACTTAGATTGTGGAGAGGGTAAGGACTTTCCAACGCAAACAGATGCTCTACAAGCACTCAAACAATTTAAAAAAGATGTGGGACTACCTGCACCGATAACCGTAAACAGTGGCAACGGTATCCACGTTTATTGGCCTTTAACAGAAGCTGTAACGCGAGAGGAGTGGGAACCTGTCGCTTCTAAACTAGGGCAGCTTTGTAGGGAACATGACTTTCCTGCGGACGCATCGCGCACTACAGATGCAGCTAGTATTTTAAGATTACCTAGTACACACAACTATAAAAAAGACCCACCCCTACCTGTGGATCTTCTTGGTAAAGATCTAACTTCACCTATAGAGTTGTCTGTGTTTGTTGATAAGCTAGGTGGGATAGCTCTCAAACTACCTACATTGGATCTTGGTCCAGACGCATTACAAGAAGCTTTAAACGAAAATAAAGAGTTTTCTTTTGGGCGAATTATGAAAAAAACATCCATGGGCAATGGATGTGAGCAATTACGAAATATAGCTGTAAACCAGAATGAGGTAGAAGAGCCGCTGTGGAGAGCAGGACTATCTATTACAAAATTTTGTAAAGAAGGCGAGAAAGCCGCGATTGCAATATCTAGTCGGCACACCGAATATGACGAAGAGTTCACTCTTAAAAAGTTTGACGAGATAAAAGGACCATACCTTTGTGCTAGGTTCAATGAGTTAAACCCAGATGTGTGTGAGGGATGTCCGCATTGGGAACAGATAAAGACACCTCTAATATTAGGGCAGCGTATCAAAGCAGCGTCTGGTCCTCAGATCGTTTCTGAAAAAGCCGCTAATAGCCCAAGCAGTATAAAACGCGAATACGTTATACCCGAAATGCCGAAACCATATTTTGGTGGGGAAAATGGTGGTGTGTATGTTCGTGTTAAAGAAGATGACGAGTTGATCGATAAAGTTATTTATAGGCATACGTTCTATGTATCTCGTCGTTTGTATGATCAGGAACAAGGCGAGCTAGTTGTATTTAGATTGCACTTACCGCAGGATGGGGTACGTGAGTTTACAGTCCCACTAACTGTAGTGACAGCACCTAATGAATTTAGAAAAGCAATGTCAAAAGAAGGCGTTACAGCAATATCATCACAGGAGACAAACGTACTCATGTCATACACGAACAAATGGATAAGTGAGTTACAACAAACAGTTAAAGCAGACGAGGCACATAGGCAGTTTGGTTGGGTCGATGATGAGATGACAGGTTTTGTTCTTGGGGACAAACTAATTAGACCTGACAAGGTGCAGTATAATCCTGCATCGCCATCTACATCTAGCTTGTTCCATGCCTTTGGAGAGAAAGGCACTAGAGAACGACACTTAGAGATGATCGACTTTTACAATAAGCCTGACGAGGGGTGGCTTCTACACCAATTTAACGTATGTGCAGGTTTCGGCTCTGTTCTTATGCCGTTCACAGGTATGAACAGTTTAGCAATCCATTTAACAGGTGGGTCTGGCATCGGTAAAACAACAGCGCAAGCAATGGGACTAGCTGCATGGGGAGACCCTTGGGCGATAATGAACCGCGCTATTGGGTCAGAAGATACCTTAAATTCTTTCATGAACAGGTGCGAGGTACTAAAGAATATACCGCCCGTGGTGGACGAGCTTACAAGCATATCAGGTGAGTTCGCGTCTGGGTATCTATATCAAATGACTGGCGGTAGGCAAAAGAACCGTCTCGCACAGTCGGGCAATATAGAAAGGGTACGTGGTAAACCGTGGGAGCTTTTGTCTTTAAGTTCGGCTAACTCAAGCATGTGGGATGCTGTCACTGGTTACAAAGCCGATGCCGAAGCAGAACTGCTACGTCTTCTTGAAATAAGTGTGTCAGATATGGAACTTTCAACAGACGATAAAAAGATAACAGACAAGTTGTTTGAAGAAGTTAAAGTAAATTACGGTTGGCTAGGTATTGAGTTTGTGCAGTGGGTTATGAACAACAAAGAAGAAACACGTACCATGTTAGATGCAGTTCGTGTTCGGCTAGACCAAGCAGCAGGGCTTACATCTAAGCATCGTTTCTGGTCGGCAGGAGTGGCGGCGGTGTTAACCGCAGCAATAATACTTAGAAAGAAACTAGGCATCACTAAGTATAATACTAGCAATATTTTTGATTGGTCAGTTAAGCAGCTAATACTAGCGAAAGCACGTATGGGAGATGCGAAGTCTGATACGAACGAACTACTAGGTAGGTACATAGCTGAAAAATGGAATAACATTCTTTGGATAAACGATACCGAAAGCAGCGATGGAGACCTATCAAATATTAGTAGCCTAGTGCCACCTGCCGAGAAAGACCCGAGGAGTTTTATTGTTGCACGGTATGAAACGACTAGCGAGAAACTGTACTTGTTACCTACACCGTTGAAAGACTGGTGTGTAAAAAACCAGATAAACTATAGTGAGTTGTTGACTAAGCTAAAGAACAAGTTCCAGGCAAAGAGCGAACAAAAGCGCATATTTGCAGACACGTACATGGGAAAGACACCTTCTGTCAAAACATGGTCTATAAAGTATACATTGGACGGTGAAGATGGCGTTAAAGATTGAAGACTTAGATCCAGATGGGGTTCTGATAACTGTAAATTGGGAAGCTATGGACGTTGGATGGTCGTTTTTTATACCATGCCTTGATGTAGAAAAAGCACAGTTACAGCTAAAAGAAGTAGAAAAACTTAAAAATTGGAAGTTTAAAACGCAAACTTGCGTCGAAAACAAAAAACTAGGTTTACGAGTATGGAGAACTATGTGATATACTATATCTGACAACGTCCTCTCGATGTTGTTCTCCATTGTTATCTTGCCCCCACATCTTGTGGGGGTTTTTTTAATTAAACTGTTCGGCTATCTCTCTCATGGTTGGAGTGTACGTTATACCCCTACGCATGTTTGCTGTTGTTGTCTCGAAAGATCTCGCCGAAGCTTTTATAGAATCAGGACTAATAACCTTAGACGTGTCTCTACGTGACTCTTCAGGTAATCCAGCATTGTACTCACGTATCTCTTTCAATACTTTTTGATACTCTGATGTATCTCTTTCTCTACGTGCCATGTTTAGTCTACGTAGCAGATTCGTTTTCTTATCTTTTAATGCTTGATCTCGTCTGCGAGACAAACGATTTATGTCCATCTCTAGCCCTAAGTGCTGTGGTGCAAAGCCAAAAGCTTGAGTAGTTATATTGTAGGGGCTTAGATCTTCTACAATTGGATCACCTCTACGGGTCAATGCACCCTCACTAGCGTAACGCTGTGCTTTCATGAAGTTTCGGATCGCCACAGGTGCTACACCTTCTACACCTCTGCGGTACTCTCCTCGACTAAAGTCAGTTATAGCTCTCTCAGTACCTAAATAATACCCTACAACTGGCCCACCTAGTTGTTCAAACATTGTATATAGCATCGGCTGATCTTTACCTACGATTGGCTCTCTGTATAACAAGCTGTTCATAGAGATACGATCTGCTATATCTACGCCAAGAAGTTCGTTAGCTAGACCACCGTAATAAAATTCACCTAAGTTGTTACGCACCATTTCTTCAAATTGCTCATCTTCTTCTTCACGGAACATATCGTACAGCATTCCAAAGAAGCCCATTAGTGGCATACCACCTACACCAGTTACCACGCCTGTGGTAAATAAGAAGTTAAACAATGCTTTTCTAGCAATACGTTTCATTTCCGCTTTTTGTTCTGGGGTCAGGTTAGGATCAGCGTCTATCTCTGCGCCGATTGAATCTTTAGCAAGTCTATACATCATGTAATACTTACCAACAGCAAAACGTTTGAAGAGAAATAATATGTTACCTACACCGCTTTGCGCCCATATCGGACGCCCTGCCGCAGCCGTCGAACCTAGAGAGAAGTTTGTAAAGTCTATGGCAGCTTCAGCCGCATCGATATAGTCTTGGTCAGTTAGAGGACCACTCTTTTCTCTTTTTTGCAGCTCAAGCTCATACTTGGCTATGTATGTTGTCTCTCTGTTTAGCCGTTCAGAGTGGTGGAACAACCCACCAGAAATAGAGTTAATCGCTTCTACAGCTTTTCCTGGAGACGAACCTGCCTCTAGCATCTCGCCTGTTAGCGACTGGTTAAATATGCCGCGTTCCATACCCATATTGACTGCGGTTTTATATCTATACAGCGGATTGTTAACATCTACCTCTGGTGCGTTAACGTCTAGATTACCTATAGACTTGTTTATACCACCTAATTGTATTTCTCTTACACGTGGCTGACCGTCTGAACCAATGTCTCTAACAGTGTAGACAGAAGAAGCTTGCCCAAACAAATTGCGTGCAACTCCATACGCCTTGGCTGTATTACCTAGCCCATACTCTGCGGATAGCAAAGGCATCGCGCTCATCAGTACATCAAAGAAAGTTATAGCAGCAGATGAGAAGTTAAGACCCATGGTGGTTGCAAACCCTAGTGTATTGGCTTGCTGTGACCAACGAGGCAAGTTCGGTGATTGTGCAAATCTAGCCATCTGATCTAGTTTTTCTGCCATCAGGTATGTGTCAGGGTTCTCTTTTGCACCTGATACTTCTAGCTTTCTACGAAATGCTTCTGTTTCGGCTGCGTATTTTAGCTGTGTGACCTGTTTGTTCATGTCACGACCTTTGACATTGACTAACTCACGTAGATCAAATTGCTGACCTAATGCACCTGTGGGTGTCTTATCGCCAAGGTAGCCACGTACATCTTTACGGCTTCTAAAGCCCTGCATAAATGACTTCTCAGGTAGTGCGTCAAACACAAGATCGATCACACCATCTAACGCTGCGCCTTCTACACCTTGAACTTTCAGTTCTTGTAGCAAATCAAATATAAACGAGCTTGGTGGCACGTTGTCGTAGTTCCTACGCGCTGTAGCTTTACCAAACTCTATGGCTGTGTCAGGGTTTAAAGTCTGTGTTAAATTAGGGTTCTGTCTTATCAGACCTATATTACGAGTACGTATGGCATCGGCTGCTTTTTCAAGCATGCCCTGATGTTGAAAGTACTCTACAAAAACTTCTACTCCACCCGTGTCTGGGTCAATAGTTGTATACTGTAATCGCCAGTCACCTTTACGCATTAGTGGGGCGTATGGACGAATAACACCTGCTTGTTCAGTAAGCATCTTACGAAGCTTGTCCATCGCTTTGGCTCTACCGTTTGGATCACCTATTGAAGCAGCTATACGCGATTCTAAAGCAGGTATAATTTTGTCGTATGTTTCTTCAAACAAATCAAACACTTCACGATATAACTTCTTACCTTGATTATCTAACTTTTTGTATTCTGCTTGCAGTGTATCATACATAAGTAATGTATCTGGATTAGGTTCGGGCAACAAAGCAGCTTTTGAAGTTTTAGCAGGGTTAATATTTTTGTTATGTTGTTTTGCAAAATTTAATCTTGCTATCTCTGTTGAAAAATATTTTACAGTAGATTTACCAGTCTTTAGGTCTCTAAAAGAAACACCAAACTGTGAGTATACCTTTCTAGGCAAAGACATATCTACACGATTAAAGGTAGATAGAGGAATAAGTCCCTCTAGAATCTTGTACCTTGCTTTGTTCCCTCTATTATACGCACCTAATCTTTTGTCTAGGTTGTTTACAACCATGTTCCCAATACGCATTTCTCCGCTTTGACGTTCTATAATCGCATTTAACTCAGGTGCAAATGGTATGTATGGTGCAGCTTCTTTAGCCATTATGTTAGAAGGAATGCTGTTAAGTATAAAACGACGCGCTGCTTCAGGTACAGACCTACTTGCAGATTGACGCATAAATGTTTTAAGTCTTTTCTGATCTCCTTCTGGGATCATATCTAAAGAACCTTTTACCGTGCCTGCTAACTCGTTTGGATCGGTCATCTGCATCATCATTGCAGGTGCGGCTCTAGTAGAAGGTGCAGGAGACATAATAGCTCGTACAAGATTATCTACTTCATCTAACACAGAGTTTACTGGTCTAGGCTGAAGTCCCATGGCTTTTCTTACCATGTTTATAATAGAGCGAAGAAACTTTTTGTAAGCAGGGACAGTACCGTTATCTACTTTTGTTAGTGCTAAATGCGTTTGAAACTGAGGGTTAGACAGCGCCTCTGCTACAAATTCTTGTAAATCTTTAGATCCGTAAAACTCGCCAATATCATCTTTAATCTGTAAGAATAAGCTGTTTAATTGTGCTACTTCTGGGACTGGTGTTTTAGCATCTAACATATGAGATACAACCGCATGCATCATTTCATGCAAGACAACATGTTGATGCAAACCACCATCACGAACAAGACTAATTGTATTTGTTTCAGGCGTAAACATACCAACTGCGTCAGGATCAGGTAGTCTGTCTACAATCTCTACTTTTGTACTACCAACTAATTTTGATAAAGCAGCAGATAATTTTGCTGCTCTCAACATCGGACTGTCTGCAATTTTAAATATTGCTTTTTTAGCCTCTGGTTCTGTGGCTGCGACCCCATCTATGGCAGCTTGCACATTGTTAGCAGCGAGTGTTTGCAGTGCTAAATCAAGTCTGCCTGAATCAAGAGCACGTGTTACACTAGGATGCATAGGCACATCAAATGGTACTACGGCATTTCTTCCTAAAAAGAATGCTCTAAAGTGTTTTTGCAAACTAGCTTTTGAGTCAATATCTGTACCTAAATCGGTAGCTTCTGTTCCATCTTTATCAAATTCTAAACGCTCGTCTTTTCTTGTCTGAGCTGCTTGTCTAACTTTAATGAAATTTGAAAACCTTATATACATACCTGCACGTGCTTCTAACCACTGCCTAGCTGTATCACTTAAATTATTTTGAACCCATTCATATGCTAACAAACCACTTTTATTGCCTGTGCCTTCAAAGAAAACATTTTCTCCATCGTCAACCTGTTTGTTTTTTCTATACGTGGCTACAGGTTGACCTTTACTTTTACCACTTTGATGTATGATAACTCCTGCGGCATCATAAGCAATTAAATCTAATACCTCTATAATACTTGGTATCTTGCTAAAATATAGTTTAGCGGGTTTGCCTAAAGCGCCTGTGCCACGAGTAAACCTTGTAGTTCCAAGTAATGTTAGAGTCTTTGTTACGTCTTCTGAAAATACAACTGGTAATCTAAGGGCGGGGTCAGAAGCGGGAGCGCCATAACGTTCAGCAACAAACTTTTTTAAACTTTGTTCGTTGTTTTGTTCCCACCATGTTAAATATGTTTCTTCTAATGGTGCTTTAATAGGCGCATCTTCTTTTAGATTGCGTTGTTTAACTCGTTCTTCAATATCACGTAATCTTTGATTTTGTGCTTCTTCAGACGCATCTATATTTAATTCTTCAAGCGTAGGTTCTTTTTCTACAGGTCGTATACCTTCAGGGACAAATTGACCTGGACCCGCAGGAGCACCTGTTTCTTCCCCTTTGCCTATACCTGAACGTCTTGAATCTTTTTTAGCGGCTTTCTGTGCGTCATAGTTAGCTTTCCAAGCATCATACTCTGCGCCTATAGGCATACCTGCTTCTTCGTATGCTTTATCTTCTTCTTCCTGCTCTTTACGCTTTGCTTCTGCTTCTGCAACTTGGCGATCAAACTCAAGAGCTTCTTTTTCCTTCGCTTTTTGTCTTTCTGGGTCTTTAGCTTTAGCAGCAATATCTTCAGCAAGATCGCGTCCAGTTAATCTATTTGTATCTTCTTCTACTTCTGTATCTGTATCTTCTTCTACTTCTGTATCTGTATCTTCTTCTACTTCTGTATCTGTATCTTCTTCTACTTCTGTATCTGTATCTGTATCTGTATCTTCTTCTACTTCTGTATCTACTTCTACATCTGGTTCTGCTTCAGGTAGACTAGCAAGAAGCTCATCTAGCTTAGTTTGATAATCAGGAACCTGTCTTCTTACCATTGTATTGTTGCCATAGTTTGCTAACTGCTGCTGTACGTCTTTATCGGATATGGGTTTACCAACTATACGTCTACGTATTGCAGCATTTTGAGTAACACCAAGATTGTCTAAAAGTTCTTTAGTAACTTCTGTAGGAACTTCATCGGTCTTTACTTCTAACTCACCTGCTGAGTTTTCTTGGATAGTATCATTTCTGGCGTTAGTAAATTTAAGAGCTTCTTTTTTATCTTTGTCTACATCATCTTCTACTTTTACTGTAGTGGACTGTTTTCCCTCTGCCACATCAGATAACTTAGCAGTTGACAGATCTGTTCCCACTCCTCCTGTGTTAGGTGGTACAGCGCCTTTGGTATCCGTATCTCTACTTCGTGTCCCTTCCGCTCCTGCCACGCTAGATCTACGATTTGCATCGCCTGTTCCAGTTCTTTTTGGTTCAGATCTAACATCATCCTCTCCTTTTCGTTTACCTGCTTTCTTTTCAATGTCAGGTAGCAAATCAGGCATTTTTGTTTTTCTTATTGTAGTGATATCAGCGTAGGTGTCATCGTCAGGTATGCCTAATTTTTTATAATCACGCTTGCCGTCAGGATTAAGAGGGTTATATGCAGCCCACTCAACATCTGACATTGTAAGAATTTCTGGACGTTCAACTAAAAGACGAGTTAATCTATTTTGTTCAGGCGCTGTTGCGGCATCCTCTTCTGCTTTTATTTCCTCTGCTCTGTTTTCTATTTTCTCATCTGTATCTAGATTACCTGCAATCGTGGCTGCGGGATCTTCTTTTACTTCTATTTCTGTTGCGTCAGTGATGCGTGTGTCTTCTGTAACTTCTGGTTCTTTACGCTTACCGAATGCAGCGCGACCCGCTCCACCGATTCCTGTTCCGAGTAGACCACCTGCAATAAACGCTTCAGTCAGTATCTCTTCTACTTCTGGAGTGTTTAAATCATAACCTGCTTGCCATAACCCTGCTAGTTCTTGTAGGACTTCTGTAGAACCCTCTACAGCAAGACCTGTACCCGCACCTGTAATTAGTCTAGCAGCAAATCCCTGACCCTGCTCGTTTGCAACAGTTCTAGCAATCTGTCCTCCACCAAGCAGCTTGCCCAATACTTTAAGACCTATAGTATCTAGTCTTGCTTGGAACAAAGCTGTTCCTGCTGCTCTAGCAAAATCTGTACCCGTTATATTATCTTCACCTACAATCTCTTCACGACTTTGTAAGTTTTGCCCTAAAAACAAAGTCCCTAGCCCTGCTGTTGCACCAACACCTGCGGTGGCAAATGGTAATACAGCACCTGCGGCAGCACCTGCTACACCTGCTCCAACGAAAGGCAACGAACCACCTAGTATTTCACCTGCGTAAGTTAGTCCTTTGTCGAGGGAAGGATCAGCAACTACGTCTTTATAGCTATAATTAGCAGAGGGTTCTGAAATAGATAGCTCACCTGCCCGTTGACGTGCAGACTCCTCTATATCTGATCCAATACTTTCTAGATATTCCAGGCCAGATAACTGACCCGCAGATTCAAGCAGTTCTCCAACTCCACCCTTTGCAGTTTGGAAACCTCTTCGAAAACCACGACCTATAGCCGTGCCATCATCAATCTCAGGTAAAGGCTTTCCTAGCTGCTGTTCGTAGAACTTAGAATATTCTTCTTCTTGCTCTTGTATATAGTTGGATATCCAAGCGTATTCGTAATCAGTCGGAGCATCTCCTTGGATATTAAAGCCATAAGATTTTCCGCTACGAGGGCCAGTAGTGTCAAATGTTCCCATATATAGCCCCTTTATACCTGTGCGGGTACAGTCGTTCTAGTCATTCCTGATGAACCTAAAGAAGGAAGCCCTGCTAATAACCTTCCGTACTCTACTAGATTTTTGCCTTCAGCAACTTGTTCAGGACTTTGTGCAAGCTGACCTCTTTCTACTATTTTATTACCTTCCGCGATGTAGCCTTTTCCTAGCATTTGTCTTTGGTAACTAGTCATACCGCCTTTAGTCTTTGCTGCATCAGCTCTTTGTTGCAGTGCAAGAAGTCCTAGTCTATTTTTAGAATCTGCGCTTTGGCTAGTTCTTAGTGCTTTGGTTCCTGCAAGACCTGCTTCACCGATTGAGCCAAGCAGTGTGGGGTTCTTAGAAGACATCATTTTCATTCCTGCTTCTGCTAGAGCTAACCACTTGTTAGTATCTCGTTCTTTGTCTAACTTCTGTAACTGTCTAGCAATCTCAGCTTCTAAGTCTGTAGCTGCTCCAGAGGCTTTTCCTGTTCCTGTTCCTTTTGCTTCTTCTGCAAGTCTTTTTAATTCTGCAAGTGTTGCTAACTCTTCTTTAGAAGCCGAATCAGGTTGGTCAAAACTTCTTTCTTGATTAGACAGTGCCGTTTCGTTTTCTCTCTTTTCTCTCTTATCTCTATTTTCGTCTATTGCATCAAATACAGGGTTGAGAAATCCTTTAGCTTTTAGCTGTGCACGTTCAGTCTTAGTAAGACCCGCAGGTTGATTCAACGCTAAGAACTCTGCTGCGTCTTCTGCTGCTAACTCTTCTTCTACATTTCTACGAGTTTCTGTACCTGCTATTTTTTTAGCCTCATCTGCACTCGCTTCTGCGGCAAGACGATCACTGATTAGTTGTATTTCCTCGTCACTAGCTCCTTGATACTTAGCAATCTCTCTAGGATCTCCGCTGTATATCTCTTCTGGTGGGGTATACTGATCGTCCTGATAGTACTGTAATGCCCTAGCTGAAAGCTCTCCGTAGGGATTTAGTTGACTTAAATCACCACCTACTCTGTCAATATCTTGCTGTAGTAACTTTTCCTGCTGTCTAAAGTTTCTGTCTTCTTCTGTTCCTTCATTAACTCGATCTCGTGAATCTGTAATTCCTGGCATAAATCCTTCTGCAAAATACTCCCTAAAAAGATCTTGTCTCTGCTTTTCCTCAACACCAGACAAATCAGGTAGTTCAGGTATTACAGGTTCTGGGTAACGATCAAATGCAGGGGGTCTTCCTGTGCCCTCTATCGGCACATCTACTCTAGTAGGCACAACGCTTGATGGAGTCATGTCATCATCAAACCCACCTAATATAGTTGGATCTTCAGTAAAATTTAATTCGGGGCCAGACATCTTTCTTGCCTGTATTATTGACTCTGGCAAGTTGTAAATATCTAAAGGCTCTACAGGCGTGCCATCTGAGTCATCTGCAATCAAACTTGCAAAGTCTTGTACAATAGCACCAGGGGGTAGCTCTTGTTGCTCTCCATAGTTTGGAATCGGCACTTTGGGTAGGTTAGCTGCTAAGATACGCGCTTTACCTTTATCATCAACTGGAATCCCTGCCTCTGATATCATAGACCCATCTGGGTTTAGAAAAAATTTAGTGCCTTGAAACATATACTCACCTTTTTTAGCAGGTGCGTACATAAGTGAATTTGGGTCAGTATCATTAAGGAATGTATCTGCTAAAAAAGACTGTTCAAATCTTTTTAGAGAATCACCAAGTCTGTTATCAAAATCACGATACTCTCCACTGTCATCCATTTTAAACATGCTTGCTGTAGGTTTAAAAGGATCTGCTGGCCCATATGGATTTTCTCTTACTCCTAATTCGCTAAACGATTCATCAGGCTCTACAGTACGTTTTAATTTAGAAAGAGCTAGTTGCTCCAGTATCTCAGGTTCGTCTTTGTATTGCTCATAAAGCTCAGGGAAATTTACTTTTAGACTAGCAATAGCACTTGTAGCTGTGCCACTACGAAGACCAACGCCTGCTCTTCCTCCATTAGCCAGTTTAACAAGACCACCGTCTGCTGCCATTTGTGGTTGTGCCGCACGTGTCGGCTGCATTGGCGTGGCTTGCGCTAGTCCTGTGTCCTGCGCTAGGTTTGTGTCTGACGCTAGTGCACCTGCTATTGTCGTAAGACCTTCTTGTGACACACCCGCACCTGCAACAACCTCGTCTGCTACAGTTTGCGTATCGGCTGCTTCTCGACGTTTGTAATCATCACGCATACGTCTGCGTCTAGTAAGTTCGCTAAGAACTAAGTACTGCGGCATAGCACCTGTCGGCGTTTGCATTTCTTGTATTAGTCTTCTATCTGGAAGGTCTTTTATGTCTTCTTGCAGCTCTAGTATATTCATCCTGTTAGCCCCTTATAAAGACCCAATGCCGAAATCCCTGCGCCAAGAGCTTGTGATATTGGATTGTAAGAAGCCATTCGTTGTTGCTCTACATTTGGCGTTACAGGCACACCACGTAATATAGCCGCTAGACGCTCGTACTGTTGTTGTGGATACTCACGTTGACGTACAAAGTCTTCGTAAGATAGGTCAAGACGAGCTTGATCTTCAGCTCTAATATCACGACCAAGAGTATCAAGTAACTGTGCGCCTTGTATATCAGCGGCGCGTTGACGCTCACCTAGACTTGCTATGCCTGCGCCTATATTACCAAACTGCTGACCCATAGAACCTAGTTGACTTGCTGCACCCAATGCTGCCTGCTCACCTGCAAGTCTTTGACCTATGCCGAACTGTCTATCTGCACGATCAGCTTCAAACAGGCGACCCGCTTGTTCAAATGCCTGCTGCTGCCCCATAGCTTGTATGTCTTCAAGTTGGTTTTGTAATGATTCCTCTGCTAAAGCGTCAACAACGCCCCTACGAGAACCACCAAATGCACCTGCACCCACAGCGTCTGCATCTCTTCTTGCTTGTGATCTATCGAAATCAGATCTTGCTTGTTGTTTTTGTATATCTACAACGTTCTGCATATATGGAGACATATACTGCTGTACTGCACCGCCTGTAAAAGTTGTAGGATTGTATTGCCCTGCACCTCTAAGTCTACCTACTGCTTGATCTGTAAACCCAATACCACGACCTGAAGCAGATAGACCCATTCTGCCTGCCTGCATAGCTTCTGGCATACCTGCAACACCCATCTGAGCGATGCCTCGTGTCATAGCACGCGATGCGCCTATATCACCGTACATACTAGATGGAGTTAGTCTTTCTCCAGGATAAGGTTGGTAAGGAGTACCCATGCCTGTACGAGAGTCGTAAGGCGTCATAGTGTCTTCAGCACCCTGCAAGACCCGACGAAAGTACGGATCAGCGTACTCAGGTAAACTTGTAGTACGTGTCGTGGTATCTGTAGGTATTTGCTGCCCGCCGCCTTTTGTCATTTTATAACTCCATTCGATAAGCTATGTATTCAAGGTAGAACCCATACTTTTTCAATGCTCTACCCCAACCTTTTCTTCCATAGCCCTCTATATGACTACAGTCTAACTCATTTGCGTAACGCTTCATAGTCTCAACCCACTGATCTTCCCATTCTTTCATTTGCGTTCCGCCTACCCAGTCTACGGCCAATGCTTTTCGTCGAGGGTATACTATTAGTCTTGTAGTAAATGCAGCTACTATTTTGTCATCGTCATCTAATACAACCCAAAGAACGTACATACCTTCATAAACCCCAGTTAATATATCAATTACTTTTGATTTATCTTCGATTGTATCTACGGCTTTGTCTAATATCCCTTCAACATCTTTCCATACATGACCTATTGCCTCTTCAGGCACTAAGCTAATTCTCACTTACCCCACCATTCTCCTTAACATCTCTGGTGCATCTTCTTCAGCCTCGTTGATTTTGTCTAAGAAACCACCCCCAAATGCTTTTTCAATCGCTTTAGTTGTTGGTTGTCTTAATACAAACTCATCTTCAGTTAGAAGAACATCTTGTTGCCCATCAAGTGTAGCAGGAACCATGTCATCTTTACCTGATCCATCTCCTGGGCCTTTAATCATCCCTTTTTCACCCGCAGCAAATCTGTCTACCGTATCGTCATACTCTCCAGATTGTACTGATTCTACTAACTCTAAGTACTGCTCCTTACCGTATTTCGAAAGAAAAGTACCTAAAATTATTTTTGTCTCTTCCTCACCTTTCATACCTTTAATTGCAAGAATCGCTTCAGATATAAGATCTTTCTCATTCATACCTGCTTCTTCCATCATTGCGTCGGCTTCAACTTCGCCACCTTCAGCTAGAGCCGTTATGCCACCACTTGCATAATAGTATGGGTATTGTGGCGTACTTCCATCAACCCGTGCAGGGCGTACATAGTCAAAGTAGTTTGCTTCCCCAAACCCACCTCCAAATGGATTAGGGTTAAGTGTTCTACGCATAGGATTCGGCATAGGTGCTGATACTTTATTAGCTTCTTTTTCGGCTGCACGGTTCTTGTACCCCTGCTGCATCAACTGCATGTCAGTCAAAGACTGTCCTATTAATCCAGGTGTGAACCCTTGCTGTGCCGCAGTAAATGCACCTCCTTTAGTAGCTTTTGGGGTGCTGCCGAAGGGCATAGCTGCACCTGCTGTCTCTGTTCCAAGAAATTTAGTGGCTAAAGGAGACGGATCACCTGCTACGACAGATGTCGCAGAGGGACTTGGACCTAATGTAGCTTCTAAGATTCCAGGTTTTATTGCTTCTTGCGTACCTGTGTTTAGTGCTTGTGTGCTAGTCGAAGCAGACAGACCACCAAGTACCTTACCACCAAGGAAAGACGCCATACCTGTTTGTATGCCTTTACCTATATCTCCCGTCTGCACAAAACCACCTAGACCTGCACCGATCCCTGCTAGTGCGGGTACTGAGAGCTTTGCAAGGGTAGCCCCAAGTGCGCCTGTACCTGCTAGTGCGGGCAATCCTATGCTAAATAACAGTGGCAGAACCATTTACATCTCCAAAACTTACACAAACTCTAACATCAAAAGTCTAAACTGGCAATTATGTTAACCATCCGTATATCTTCTTAGTCTCTTCTTTACGGTGCTTTAATCCGTTATAGCCACCGTTTACTCTTTTTGTGATGGTCTTTATCGTCTCATCATTGACGCCTTCATCACATATCCCCCACAACTTGTTTCTGTGAAAGAACCAAATAGCACTTTCCATAGGATATTTTGTAGCCACAAGATCAGGGTCTTTCATAATTTCTGGTAGATCCATATCTGCTGCAAACTGAGAATAGTTCATTTTTCCAGTACATTGTAAAAATCCGCGTCCCCGATATAACCATCCTTGTCCGTCATTTTGCAT